CCCATAAACACTGATACCAAGACTCGACTCGTTTAAGGCTTCGGAACATGCCTTCGTGATCGCCCAAAAAATCAGGCTTTCTAATTCGAAGGTAAAACCGTTGCCCATAGACGAGAACTTCTGGAGTAAAATTTTCTGCCCAGAAGCCAAGACGCAGAACTTGGACCGGCATAGCTTCATAGCCAGTACCCAGTCCTCGGGTAACAACACATCAACAAGCGCGATAGCGACAGAGTCACTAGCTTGCTTAAGGTCGATGGTTGCCAAGAGACCAGTAGCTGAGCCCTCACGGGCTAAGGTCTGGTTTTTCGTTTGGTCGTTAAGATCACAACCAACCCTCTTGAGTCTTCTGCGTAGACAGCCACCAATTCCCTTTTGAACATACATGTTCATTAGAGGCTCAATGGCAATTACGCGGTCTGACCTAGCGTCTTTCGGCACTGTAGTGATGCGGCTCCCGACGACAATTTCAAAACGGTCGCCGGACTCTCCATTTCTGGACACAGCAGTTTTTGACCACTGTGGGGACATCCCAATAAGGATGTCCGCGAGTACCGCATTTTCCCCTGTCGTAGTCGGTCTTTCAAGACCGAACTTATACCAGCTATTGCGATGTTTCCGAGTAAGGCCCACACTGGCGCCTGGCCCGAAGTCCATCAATGACTCTGCCTCATCCCAGGAAAATGGTCCCAAGATTCGTTCTATTTTCCGCTTTGAACGCAGAAGTACGTCCACAACGGCGTGAGGAGTTGAATCTCCAGCACGCAAGAACCGCCACAATCTTTTATTTGTGGCACGGCAGCGTTCTTCGCTCTCGTGGAACTTCTCGATGGCTACAGCCTCTCTGTCAATGTTGACATTGAGACCGTCGAACTTCTTCAAAAGCTCGGCGGCTATGTAGTCAGGAAAGAAATCCCTCCAACGAGTACCAGAGAATCCTGGCCTCTGTTCAAGATAGGATGCGTGGTCCCCTTTCTCAAGGAGGTCAGCGCAACGGAGAGAGAACTCAGTGTTGAGGCCCCTAAGGGCCATCA